GGATGCTTCCCAGCAGCTGTTGCATTACCTGAGTCTTTTAACGAACTAATACTGGGAAGCATCCACCGATTACCAAAACCAGATCTTTTAGTTTCTAATTGAAAACTTGGAGCATACCCAAATTCTTCTGTACTACCTGTCATGAAATCGATAGGAAACTTGCTCATGTCTGGTCCACCATTAGCTATAATTTTAGTATTATAGTCATTAACATCAGCAGCAGATCTTATTTCTTGTCCGCCCCAATAATCACTAGATCCTCCAGATTTCTTAAGCTCATTAAGATAAGTGGATAATCCGTTAACTATACCAGCATAACTCCATGATCTAGTAGTAGAAGAGATAAATCCGGAAAGTTTAGAAAATTTCTTAGCGTCTGTTGTAGGAAATAATTCTGGATTATAAATTGGTAAATTATCATTAGATATATCTTGATCGGTATTCAAACTTGGATTAAGTACATCAACATCTTTTTTAAGAATATTACTGCTAACATATCCTCCACCAGCCAAATATTTAACTTTTCCTCCCTTACTATATCCATTATTTATAGATTTCAGTAGTGGCAAATTAGCTTGTGTTGCAGATCTATTGACAACAAACTCTCCAGGAGTCAACATCGCTGGTACGGTGTCTGTGCCTTTTGGCTTAAATATGCTTCCTCCAACAGCCTTATAAATAAGACCTCCGTCGGCCTTACCAACGGCCGGGACTACGTCTGTTGGAACTATATTAATTCTACTTATTAAATCGTCTAATTGTTTTTGTTCAAATTTAATATTATTGCTTTGAATAGCTGCTGCTACGGCATTACCTGTTTTTGTACTAATATCATTAGCTAAATTAGTATTCATAGTTGCTAATTGCAAATTAGCCTCAGCTTGTTTCTGAGTAGCTTCTTGATATGTTTGTATAGCTAGAGCCTGTTGAGGATCAGCAGTGGGATTTCTCATACCATCAAGAACTTGTTGTAACATTGGAGATATGCCTACACCAGATTCTTGTAGCATACTTTGTAGGACATTTGCTTGTAATCCTTTTTCTTGATCGCCTAGAAAAGGAGCTATCATTTGAAACATTTCCAAACTTTGTTTTCTTTGTTCAGGATTGGTTCCTCCAACAGCTATTCCTTTCATATTTGCATCTAGTCTAGCAAAAGCCTGATTCATATTTGCTAATTCTTTAGGAGTAGATGTTACCAACTTCTCCATGAAACCCACACCAGCCTGTTGACGCTTTTGTGCTTTGTCTATTTCATCTAGTGCTGCTGATGCTAATTCCGAACTATCTGCCATACCCTTTAAAGCATCTATATTTTCTCTTAAAGAAGTATTTGTTTGTGCTAGCTGATTATCAAATGCTCTTACTGCTCCAACATCACCACTGGCAGCAGCTTGATTCCTACCCGTTTGTAATTGTTGTCTTTGTGCTTCTAGTCTGTTATAATTCATACCTATAGCAGACGGATCTGTGGTACCACCTGTCATGGACCTAATTGGACTTTCAATAGCTGATCTACGTGCTCCTAACGAAACATTCATTCCTAGTGCTTTATTTAAGTCCATAGATCCTTTAGCTAGAATGTTTTGAGCATTTCTTGTGCGAGCATTAGATTCTACAGTTAGGTCTATTTGTTGATTAGTAGCCTCAGACAATCTATCAAAAGCTTGTTTATTAAACTCCATAGCTTTAGATGCTTGGTCAGCAGTATTTTTAAATAAGTCTATAGTTTTAGATAATTCTGGTACACTTTCTATTAATTGACTATAGTCAACAGTGTCTTCTCCATCTTGTCTAAGTTTTCCAACAGACTGTCCTATTTGTTTGGATAATTTATCGGCAAGAGACGGAGGTAATTGTAAGTCTTTGAGCTGTCCTCTAATAGCCGATTCTATCTTTGCTGTAACTGCTTCTTGAGTTTCTCCTTTTGGTGTTCCCGAAAGAGTTTTATTAATTGTTCCTAAAATAGTAGATTCTAATCCAGAACCAGCTTTAAGTACTTTTTCTATATTACCGGCCTGAGACCCAAATGGGCTGGCTGCTCTACTGAATGCTGTGTTCTTTTGGCTCTCACTATATCCTTGTGGATTTTTAAGTACATCTAATGTATTCTGAACGCCAGAAGATGATCCTCCAACTTTAGCCCCGCCAGATAAAGAAGCTGACGATAAGGATAATGATTCGTCTAATTTAGCAAGATTGGCTACCGATGATTGAACTGCGGCATCCATGTTTCCAAGCATTCTGTTGAATGAAAAAGAAAGATTATTGATATCCTTTTGTAGTTTCTTTAAATCTTCAGCAATTTTAACTTCTGAGAACTGTTTTCTTGCTTGACCTTCAGCTTCTGTAGCAATAATACTGTCTATGCGAGCTTTTTTCTCCGTCTCAGACACACCACTAAGATTTTGTATTAACAATATTTGCTCTTGAATAGCGGCATTAGATCTTGCTAATACTTCTGCTTGCTTATTCCATTCTGGTCCATTCATTAAGTCTTCTATGGATTGTCCTTGTTTAAACTGTTGTTCAAATACGCTCTTTGCTTGACTAGCAGCAACAGCATATCCTTTGGATGTTTCTCTGGCTAGCGTAGGAGCAATATCTCTATACATACTATTTTCTACATCTTGTCCACCTCTCATAGCTTTTATAAGTCCCATAAATCCTTTTTGTTCGAAAATAGCTGCTCTAGTATCAACATTTTCTTTGGTGGACGTTTGACCTCCACCTAGAGCCGCTACTCCAACTTCGGTCAATAGTTGAGATAAGCTGGCTTTTGGTAAAGCTTGTGTTCCAGATTCTAAAGCAGCGTTTATACTAGCTTTTAAAGCAGTATTTAAAGAAGCTAATTGAGCTGGAGTCGCTGAACTCTGTTTATTAATTTCCTCAAAAGTTTTTGCTAGTTTTTCACCACTATCTTCTATCTTGTTTCTTGCTATATTTATAGCGAATTGACGTGCAGCTTTAGCTCCAGCATCTATACCAGTAATTAGTCCTCCCACAGCACCAATAAGAGCTCCGGGCAGTCCTCCTAAAGATGCTCCTATACCAGCACCTGTAGCTACTCCTCCTAGTGTAGCATTACTCTTAGCTTGTTCTGCTGATACTGGCTCTTCGCTAGTTAATGAGCTTGCTAACATAGGTAAAGCAAATCCCATAGACATACTAGCTTGGCCGCCCATTATTCCTCTAACACCTTGTCCAATACGACCCATCATGGATGGTCTTTGTGTTTGAGCTTGTTGAGCTTGGGCAGACATACCCTGTACTTGAGAAATTGCTTGTTGGGCAATTGGATTATTAACTCCCCCTTTACCATAACCAGCATTTTGCATAGCTTGTTTTAAAGCTGCTCCTTGTATTCCTTGGGACTGAAATTGAGCTACTTGCTGTGCTGGACTAATGCCTGACGGTTGAGGATTGGTTGCTGGTGAAGGTGTGGCCGTACTTGTTTTTTTACCCAAAGTAGCAGCAAAAGACGAAGCTGCTTGAGATACTATTCCACTTGCCTTATTCCAAGCTGATGCTATTTTACTACCTAAGCTTTTTGTCTGCATGATAGATAAGTTTTTAGCGTTGGTGTCTGCTTGGATTGTATTAGAATACGCTGCAGTGATCTTATCCAACTGCTGTTGTGTAAGATTAGTTTTCTGTAGCTGTTGCATCAATGTAGCATAGCGAACAGCCACCGACTCTTGTGCTGTTGCTGTTCTCTTATGGACCATTCCATTATATTGTATATCAGCAGCTAGTTGAGGAGATACTGCTGCTATCATATCCATAGCTTGGGTGGTTTTTAGTGTTCTTGCTCCCATTCCATTAAATAAATCGCTAACTTTAAATAGTGTTTTTTCAAATATTTGAAATGCTCTAGGACTTAATCCTGTCGCAGTAGCTCCTAGAGTGTCTAGTTTGGGCTGACCTCCACTAGCAAATTTCTGTACTCTACCAACCCTACCACCACTATGATACTTGTTAATTTTAGCAAGATTATCATATCCAAAAGATTGTGCTGATTTTCTATTAACTACATATTCGCCTTCTTGGGCGATAATTGGTATTTCTCCTCCTGCAGCCTTTCTCAATTTAACTCTACGAGCATCAACACCCCTCACCATTTTAGCGGCATTAATGTTGTCTGGATGATCATCAAAAAAATCAACTCCCCCATATTTTTTAACCAAATCATATAAAGATCTGGCCTTTTTTTCTGCTGTAGAAAGGTTGTTAACTTGATCTCCTAATGTTTCAATTCTATTAGATGGTAAATATACTCCATTTTTCTTAAAAAAGGATCCTAGTGCTGTTGTCATTTCTCCTTTTGGTCCACCACTTCGAGCAGTTAATAGTCTACTAGCTCCATATTGTTTCATTAACTTAATCACACCAGTAGGCTTAGCTCCTAGTATGTCTGGAACAGCTAGGTCAGGATTTTTAAATCCAGACAAGCTTGGTGTTTCTTGTTGTGCACCTTCTCCTGTTGTCATATCAAAATCAAAAACACCCAAACGATTACTTAGTCCACCTCTTCCAAATCTTTGAATAATTCCACCAACAGCTTTTGGTCTTCTAGACTCTAATCTAGATAACATTCTAGCTGGTCTTCTACCTACTTTACTAGTTAGTTTGTCTCTTTCTTTTCTCAAACTCTCCATTTGCTCCACTACTTCGGGAGGTGTGGTTTTACTTTTTCTGGCTGGTAGTTTCGAGAGTTGTTCTTTAACCGAAGATAGTCTTCCAGCAGATCCTTTTCCTGATTGACTGTTCTCCTGAAATCTTTGTAAAATACTATCTAATATACCGGGTCTCTTTTGTATGGTTTCTAAATGTTGTTGTACATAAGACATTCCCTCTGGTGACAGCAATTTTTTCATTGCTACCATATCATTATTCATTATGGCATTTCTAGCATCTGTTCCGCTGATACCTCCTGTTCTGGGTAAAGACTCTACTGAATATCCTGATTTTGTATACTGATTTAGAGAACCTTCTCCTTTTTCGTCTCCGGCAAAAGCAATATCTTTTTGTCCTCTTGGAACAATATATGAGTCGTCTCCTACCTTAAATGCACTAGGTATACTACCAGGACCACTCCCCTTCGGCATTGCTGCTACATTAGCTCCCACAGCTCCGAACGTGGCTCTTGCCATTCCTAGTCTAGAAGGTCCGGTTTTTGAAGTTTGTGGAAAAATAGCTGTTCTTTTAGAATGTTCATCAGCACTAGCATAGTCTATAGGAGTATCTCCACTAACTAAAGCAACAAAATCTTCAGGTTTAATTCCTCTTTTCTTGGCTTCTTCTACAACGCTCAAATGTCCAGAAGTAGTAGGACCAAAATTACCATAGAATAAACCCGTTTTTTCTGGAGATCTCACTTTTGGTTGACTAGTTCTTTTTTTGCTAAAGTTTGGACCTATTGCATAGGTTGCAACCTTTTTGGGATTAACACCAGACACCTCACTAGCAGCAATATATGCTTCCCCCGGCCCGCTATCTAATGATGCATCCTTGGTGGCTCCTGGTTTACGACCAAATAATCCCTTACCTGTTAAGTCTCTACTTTTTCTATTACCTTTTAAAACTTCTTGAGATTCTTTGGTCCTAGAAGACAAATTAACAATTCTATCTGATTGACTTAGTACTTCTTTTTGGTTGGGACCAGCAACAGATGTAGAATCTATAATTTGACTAGATCTTAATACATCTTCTTCTGTTAAAATTGGATATCTATTAGTTTTGCGTAATTTTGCATTATCTGCTTCGGCTGCTCTTGCGCCTCCTTGAACAAATGTACTTTTCCCGGATCCTGCAACTCCATATATGGTACTTAATCTACTAAGATCTCCGGACTTTCTTCTTGCAGCCGACATAGTTGACAGATGAGATTTATATTTATGAATATCTGTAATTCCCAGTCTTTCCATTTCTTTACGAACAATTTCGGCATTGGCGGGATCATTTAATACGTCTCCATCGATATATCCGAGATTGCGAACTGGAGTTGATGATCCTTTTGCAAATCTCTGGATAAAACCACCAAAATTTCTTTTCTGTTGTCTTTTAGATACTAAAGCAGCTTTACGACCTCTATCGAATTGTCCTTTAGCAACCTTGGTTTTAGCTACTTCTTTTGTTGCTTGATTTGTAGCGTCAGTAAGAGCTTTTGGATCTACGCCAAACATAGTACCTAATTTATCGCCTAGTCCTTTGCTAAAGTCTATAGCTTTAGACGCAGGATCATATGGAGCCCCAGCAACAGCAAGACCACTCTCGAACAATAGTCCAGATAAATTATCTAGTTGTTTACCTACAATAGCTCTAATTTGTTTTTTATCTGTAACTGGTGTTGATCCAGCTTTACCTGCTATTAATTTTCCAACTACAGAAGCTATTCTTTCACTTTGATTACGAATAATAGCTTGTACTTTTTTAGCTACATCTGGAGGTAATGATCCTGTTTGTAAAGTTGCTGGAACTCCTGGAAATGCCCTTGTGCCCTTTTTAAGGTTAGCTTCTATTCCTGGCGTAGTTAATTCAGTAGAAGACTTTTCTCCACCCAATCCGACAACTGCTATATTTCTTTTTTTTGCTCTTTTAGATGTTCGTGTGGCAGAGACTTCTGCTGATCCTCTTTTCTCTCCTAAGTCTTTTAATAATTTATCATATATAACTTGATCAAATGATTTACTTCTTTTATCTATACTTTCTCTAAATCCTGTTGGTACTCTCTCTAAAAGTCCGCTGTCAAGAGCTTCTTTTAGTAAATCTGATTTACCCATACTTTCCAAAGGCTTAAAAGAACCTTTACCAAATTTTTGAATTAAACCACCAAAAGCCAATGTCTCTCCGAGTGTTTTACTTAATGATTTTTTGACTGTTGGTAATGTTGTTCTTCCTCCTACTTCTCTAGGATTAGTAAGTGCTTGATATTGTACTAATTCATCCCATAAGCTTCCAGCAGATGTTTTAACTTTTCCTAAGTATGGTTTAATAAAATCTTTTAGGATAAAATCTAGTTCAGAATCCGACTTTAATAATGCTGGTACTTTTTTACTTTTTACTCCCTTTAATAATGCATCTTTTAATCCGTCTAGTTTTTTAGAAGCAACTAATTGTTTGAAAATAGTTGCTGGTATACCTTTAGCTTCAAAGAGCTCTATAGCCGATCTTTGTGAGATATCTTTTAATAAGTCTGTTTTAGGTACTCCTGTTTTTTGGGTTCCTCTTCTTAGTCTTTGATTAATTAAAGAATCTATATTCGGTTGAAAATTAATCTGTCTTTCAGTTTTACCTGCTACAACACGTAAAGATCCTGTTCCCATACTTTCAGCTAATTTAGCTTCTTCTGGACTCAAAGGAGTTTTAGGTCCAAAATGGGTTCTCTGGGTTCGTTTTTGTAGTTTGTTTTGAGTTCCTTTCCTAAAACGCTGAACATATCCACCACCCTGATATCGAGCTTCTTTCATGACTCCTACTGGACCACCCAAAGCTTTTGTAGCATCTGTTCTAATAACAAAACTACCTACTGGTAATGTTGTTTTGAAACTATCAGTACGTCCTTTACCTGGAACCAAGCCAACTCCACCACCCCTAGCCATTTTTTTATCAGCATGATTTAATTGTCTTAGTTTTGGTACTCCAATTCTATTCACCATATCGGGATAAACAACAGTTTCTCCAGGCATAAGAGCTACTGGTACTTGTCCTCCAATAGCATACTTTCGTATCATACCTCCTGCTGCAGCGTTTTGTTGTCCTCCTCTCATACCTCCAACAAAACCTCTTCCAAACTGTCTCAGTGCTCCAGCCCCACGAACAGCAGTAATCACAGCAAGAACTGGCAAAACCCCCTTTACACTATCTGCTATTTGAATTAAAGCACTTGCTAGTTGTAATGCTCCTTTGGCGAGAGTTTGAAAAGTATCTGTTCCTCCAATTTCTCTTACCATAGCAACAAATTCTTCTCTAACTTTAGCAAATTGATTAGCTAAAGATAGTTGAGCAACTATAGCATCTTCTGTTAAAGATGTTTGTCCTCCTTGAGCTATTGCCAAAGCTTGTTGTGCTGTTCCAAACTGTTGAATAAGAGGAATAACTTTGCCAATTTGACGAAATCCACCAAGCTCTTCTATAATCTGAGAAAACTTTAAATCTCTTGGATCTATACTATTTAATCCTCTAGATAATAATTCAACAGCTTTATATGCTCCAACGAATTTACCTTCGGCATCTGTGAGAGTTACTCCGAACTCTTTTAAGGCTTCTATAGTACTTCCTCGTTGAATACGAGTAAAAATTGTTCTCAAACCAGTAGCAATAGTTTCAGCACTTTCACGAGTAGTAGCTCTAACGCTTGTAAATACTGCAATAAATTCATTTAAAGCTTGAGTACCTTCACTAACTCCCTTACTAGCAGATGCGAACACTCCACCAGTACGCTGAATAGCAGCAATAATGTCGCTAGATTCAACAGCAAACTGAGCAGATACTGCGTTAACAGAACCTAATGCAGCACCTAATTGATCTGCGCTAATACCGAACTGTCTCATTAAAGCGATTGATCCTTCTACTGTCTGATTCATATCGTCGAATGATGGAGCTAAAGAACTCAAAGCCAAAGCCTTAAGAGCTCTTTCTGTATCTTTTGCACTAAGACCAGCCTGAGCAAGAGTAGATGATACTACTGCTAATTGAGAAGAAGAAACTCCAAGACTGGTAGAAAGTTCAGTAATAGTTCCTGCTAAGTTTTGTAGTCTAGCAGCAGATTCGCCGGTGACCTGTTGTAATTTAACAAACTCTTTATCAAAATCAATAAAAGCTTTAAAGGCTTGGTTAAAAGCATTAGTTAATGCAAATACTGTTGATGTTACAAGACTAAAAGCGGCAAATCTTCTAACTGCGAGAGCAGATTGTCTTCCGAACTCTTCCATTTCGGTTCGTAATTGTGTAACCCCTCCACCTCCACCTCCACCAGCACCTCCTCCAGCAGCAGCATTAGCATTTGCCCCCAACTGCTGAACAGCATTAGAAGCATTATTTAACGACTGATTAATATTAGAGTTTGCAGCAGCATTCATGGCTTGCATTAAACTATTAACAGCAGCAGCGGTTGTAGTAGCGTTAGCTGATGTTGTAGCAAGAGTTGTATTTAATGTTGTAAGAGCAGAATTGAGTTGTGTAACAGTTTGTATGGCTGCTGGATTAATTGCTATATTAACATTGGCATTAATTGTTCCCAGTTGTTTTTTTATTTGAGATACAATCTTACCAACATTATTAGGACCTCTCAAATTTAATTGAGCTGTTAAATTAAAAGCTTGTGCCATAGTATAATTGAACCTAATTCAATAGTAATCCCCACTTAGCATTTCTACTAAATGGGGAAAACTTAGGAATGTTACAATAAGTATAAGTTAAGCAAACGCAATCAACTAGCTGGTGGCTCTGTTGAAGCTGGTGGCTCCGTCTTTGGTTCTGGTTCTGATACAGTTGGTTCTGGTTGTTGTTCTTCATTAGCTACTTCATCTAATATGACTGGTTTTCCATTGTCGTCGAGAAACGGTTCTGCCTCAACCATATAATCGCCGTCTTTACTAACTCTATTACCATATCTATCAACAAAATTTCCAGCATCGTCAATGTATCGACCATCCTCGTCAACCAGTCTTCCTTCTGCATCAATCAATCTACCCTTTTTATCTATTAGTCTTAATTTATCATCAACAAACTTATATTTCTTTAAAAATTTGTTTTCTGGTAAATTGCTTTCATAATCATTATCCAAACCATACAACATATTAGCCAAATTTTGAGCTCCTAATATAGCCACCTGTTCTGTGGCTCTATTTAGATACTCTTCCATATCTTTGAAATATGGTTGCTTAGTATCACTATACACCACACAAACAGATGCTAAATAATTAAATCTAGCATTATCAGCTTGTCCTTCAGCGCTATGATTATCTAAACTAGTTCTAACGCTGATAAGGTCTCTGATGTCATCTCTTACAGATTTCATCTTAACGGCCAGATCTTTAGCCTCATTAAGACTAAAACCACCCTTAGCTAATCTCTTCTCTCCATCAAGCAATTCTTTTTGGAGTTCAGTGAACTTAGCCTGTTTTTCATCATCCCATAATCCTTGATCTTTTAAAAGATCTTCAAGTCTAGCCCTAACGACACTCTTACTTTTAATAGCGTCGGTAAAAGCTTGATTATATACCTTCTGGGCCTCTCTCTGGTCATTCAAAGAAGGACTACGAACCAAGAATTCTTTCTCTACTTTTTCATTGTTTCCATTATCTACAAGAGTCTTAAAAGTTTTTGTTTTCATTTTCCTTCTCCTGGGTTGTTGTTATCGTTCTTATCAAAATAAAATTTATAGTGATATTTTTGTTTAACTCGATTATTATTGTTAATATAGTCAGAAATCTCTGTTAGTGCAGCTCTAGATTGTTTGTTTCCATTGTTTAAAATACTATTTCTAGTTTCTTCCCATAGAAGATCAAATCTTTCTGCTTCCTTAGTATCATTGTCCCATAAAAACCCAAAATTTTCTTCAAACCTAGCCAAAGCACCAATCATTGTTGTTTGAAATTTCTTGTAAATATTATTTAGTAATAACTGTTCGTTCATAATTATTTCCTATTCTTAAACATTGTATTTGACCTATTTAATATATCTCTTTGAACATCCGGTAACTGAACGTCAGCAACCGGCCCTTGCTGATTGTTAATAAAATTCATCTTTTCTTGGATTCTATATTTACTCTCTCCACTATTTAACGACATGATCTCCTCATAAGATTCTGTATCATTTGCCATTAGAAAAACTTCTTGAGCATTTTTGAGTTTTGGATTTAACTCATCAATTCTTTTTTCATTTTTAGCCTTATCGGCTTTTCTTCTTTGAACAATCATCCAACCTTCTAGCATATCATCGTCGTCTATGATTTTATCAGATGGCGCTTCTGGATGATCATATACGCTATCATACATTCTACTTACATTAATTAATGTTCTTTGATCATCTGTTATATTAACTATAGAATCATGAAAAATATTCTGTTTATTACAATGCCAATAAGACCTCCATAATTGATGTCTAGCTAAAGACTTAAATTGTCCTATGGAGATAGTATGCTTATTGATTTCGTTTATTAGATCATTAAAATACGTATATGAAGTTTGGTTATTTTCTAAGTTACTAGGAAAAACCCGTTTGTTATTTTTATATAACGTATTACATACTATATATTCGTTTTTAATAGAAATAGCATATCCTTCTAGAGTATTGCTAAGAAAATCAGATTTTTTATTTAGAATCTGATTAAGCTGTACTCTGGATTGATTTAAATTTTTCCTATTAGTTTTTTCTTTATCTGGAAGAGCAGAGAACTTAAATAAGTCAACTTTTAAATTTTCTATTCTTTTTTCTAGGTCTTTAACTATTTTCATTGTGTCTCTTGTCCATAATCCTAAATTAATCATCACAGGAATTAAATCTTCTTCTCTGATCCAATCCGCGTATTTTTCTTCATTAAGAATTTGATCATATAATAATTGGCTTTCATACCTAATATTATAATCAGCAGATTTTAATTCGTATTTTTCCCCTTTGTAGAAAAAAACCAATTTCCCAGATAGTATCCTATACAGAAGTAGCTCAATTTCTGCATCATTCATCCCTTGTCCTAGTCTTCTTAAGACTTTGTAGTTCCTGATCTTTTTCTTGTAACTGTTTTTGTAACATTTCTAATACTTTTTGCATATTATATATGTCTACATACAGTTTTCCTATTATATTAAATAACTCATCCATAATTTCCTATTCCTATATACTTTATCGAAAACCTAAATCAATACTTGTAATTATTACTCGTTAATACCAGCATCATTTGTTGTATCGATCCATTGAGTATTTGAATACGTACCCGATGCTGTTACGACTAGCTTATTGAACGTTTGGAAACTATAAGTAATAGTAGCATTACCACCACCAGTATCTCCTCCAGTATAATTTACGCTAGTAAGCTTATTCTTAAGTCCAAGATCTATGGTAAGAGAATCACCAGTACCACTACCACAAACATTAATCTTAATTGGTTTATCAGTAAGGTTCTTATAGCTTTGACCACAACCGCTCTTACTACTAAAGTCACTAGCATTCATCTGATCTCCATCAGCAGCTACAACTTCAAACTCGCTCGTAACTTCCACAGGGAAATTTACATAACGATAATATGGAGCCATTCTGCCAAGTTCGTTAATAGCTTCGCGACCAAGATCGCTACTAATAGTGATATTTTGTAGATATGGTCTTTGCTCATTTCTTCCTGAAGGAAGAGGAATACCACCATCGCCTGTTGGTAGTATTGTAGTTCCGCTAGTAAGATCAACATTATATCTTCTTACGGTAGATGGAGAAGTACCACTACCAGTAGAAAAATTAGAAGTAAGATTAGTAGCAAATAATGAACCGCTATTCCAAAATTTGTTGTTGCCAACAAGAGTAACATCTTCGGTAGCGTTGCCATCGACAGGAAAGGTATAAGAAACACTAGACAAATACATGCCGCTGCAATCAACATAATTTTGTGCGTTTCCTGTTGCGGCACTGTTTGAGTCTGAGAATACAGCTAATTTAAAATTAACTCTATTATTAGCTATAGATGCTAATTCTTTACCATTAGCTCCAGTTATACCAGCACTACCACCCATACACATTAGATACAGAGGAGGTGTTCCATCAATAACCTTATTTAGGGTCACTTCTATTTCTGGAACATCTTCGACCTGATCATAAATTTCAATCTGACCTAGTTCGAAGACTTGTTCAAGATTAAAATTAGTTGTCATACCAACACTTTGAATACCTTTGGGAAGATACCATGATCCTACAGCGCTTCCGTCTGAATTTTGTGGTAATAGAGCAACAGCTTGTGTAGCATAAAAAATTCTATTATTTGCTGGCATGGCATTTCTCCGAATTGTATGTTGGTAAGAATTACTGTTTTTAAGCTATATTTAATGATAAATCGTCTATGTTAGACATACACCAAGGTTTGCTAACTTATGGAAAAATCTCAATAGACCATCTCACAATACTATTATAAAGAGAGCTTGTTAGCTGATTGGTTTCAGAAATAGAACTATTTTTGATACAACATGAGTTGCTTCTATATTCTGAACAAAGTTCAGGGTATGTTAAGCCACTAGGATTAATTGACCCATTTCTATTTAAAGGATATTTAGTATCAGAAATAATGTTGCTAATATCGTATAAATTGAGCGTTTTGTCTTTTTGTAATAAAAGTGTTTCTGTTAGAATGTTTCTTTGATTAATATTTTGGGCAAATATATGTAATAAAACATCTTGTAAGATTATATTTTGTGCTGTTCCTAATTCTCTAGGAGTTAATACTGTACGAGATACTGTTTCTATTATAATTGCCGGTAATTGTATTCTATGATTAGCTGTTATGCTATAATCTCCACTAGGTTTAAAATTGGCTGGATTATATGTATCGGACTGTAATTCTTTCCACCATAAAGACTCATTGGCCTTATATGTTTGAACATATCTATATGAATATTCTAAAGAAACATTACTTGTTGCAGAGACATTGCTTGAAAACTCTATTCTGCCTAACGGATAATTAATATTGTAGGCATATGCTCCACTACCAGTTGGGGCTGGTAAAAATACTCCATTTAAAGAAATCCCAGATATTGCTATGGGGTTTGTTGAGTTGTATGATACTCCCGTCTCATATACCCAGTCTTTTCTTGGAGCTTCCCATAGTTTCATTTTTTGAGAAGGATCCGAAACGGCCTTTAGTTGGTGAAAAGAGGAACCCTGTAATCCACTAGTTGGAATTTCAACATTAATAAATCCTCCTACGTGTAAGAAAGACCAGTCTAAAAATCCTTTAAGATTATCTTCTAGACTAGCTACAGCATTTTTTTTGCCTATAGATTCTACAAAATGGAAAGTAGTCATATTTCACCTTCAACAGCTTTAACAATTAGATCATAAACATTATTTTCAATTCTGGTAATTGCTCTAGTAATCCAGTTGTTTTCTTCTGATCCAACAAATTCTGGAGGAACTCTCCAGCTACTTGAAGATGACGGTTTCATAATGGCTAATCCAGATCTTGAATTTGGATCTGGTCCAAACTCTACTTTATAGTTTTTAATTAATACTTCATTACCGGCAAATAATAGCCATTGTAGCCATGGTAAGGAATATCCCTTGTCATTTATCTTTGCAATATCTAATCCTATAACTCCTCCAGCATCTTTGGCTCTGATCATATTTATTGTAAAACCACCCTTAATACCAGACCTATTAGCACTTAAAGATTGTGTTTTTAGTTCTATCGAAGAACTTATAGCTTCAATTACAGCTTCAACATCAGAACTACTAGCTAACCCAAGTTCTGCTTTTAGCTGTCCACTTAATAATGATAAATATTCAGGTTCTTGTCTTAATGCTTCTGATACTAATTTTGGTAATTTTTCGGAGGTTTTTGATGCTGCTTGTTTAATTTTAGGATCTAAATAATCTCTGATACTACCTAAGATAGCTTTAGTAATATCAGGAGTACTATCAACTAGTTTTACTGTAATATTCATTTATTTACGAGTCCACATAGTTATAATATATCTATTGCTGCCTAGTCCAACCGGCATAGGATCACCAGCTCTCTCATATGTATAATTCCCATATACTGCTAGAGCAGGATCTATAGTGATATCACTAGCTGCTCTAATCTTAGGAAGCAGATTAACATTGCAAATCGTTTGAATCATACCGTCAGGAATATTCATGGTTTTTGATGACCAATTAAGCCAATATTTACTATCAAATAACACTGCTAAAAAAATCTTTTCTGTGGTAGTATCGGAATCTTTTTGTCCCATACCTAAACATACAGGACATATTGAATTGTCTGGAAATGGTGATGATCCAGTTCCGTTATATAAATTAGCTGATAATCTAGAAATAGGATCATATATACAATTATTACAAACTTCTGTATTTTTCTGTCCAGCATACGAAAGAACACATTGTACAGTTAATCCTGTTTGAGATAAAACAGCATCTATTGCATCATTGAAGGTTTGTTTAAATTCTGAGCTTAATATTGTTGAAAAATCTGTCATAATTATACTTGTTTCACTGTGACAGTTCTGGGTTGAATAGCGCCAATTCCAACAGTAGTATTTGATCCCAGGCCTAATCCACGAGTATAACTGATTTCTCTAATTACAATATCTTTTTCAGTATTAATAATGCCTAGATCTTTTGAGGTAATTTCAACTCTTTTGTTCTGAGTCTCATTGATATATAAAAGATTCATTATTATTCATCTCCAACAATTTCTGGTGGATATGTTAATATTAATTTCCATGAATCAATACTACCAGAAACATCAACATCATTATCATTAGCATATAATGTCCATATTCCAGTAATACTACTATTTAAAAGATGATTGAAACTATATAATAGATTTCCATTATTAAATTTTACAATATCAGTTCTATCTCTAATATTACACATACCTCCATTAGCTATGTTATTAAGATATGCTCCTGAAGGAGCTTTATTAGAAAACATAAAACTAAATCCATTATTAACACTATAGTTAGTAATCTTACTGTTTGAAGATAGTAAAATACCACTACCAGAAGGAGGAGCCAAAATGAAAGTAAGATCTTGTGGACTATTGTGTCTTAATCCATTAACTGACAATTCTATGTTCTCTATTACTTTAGAAACTCCTATGGTAATACTTCCACTATTATTTTGATTATCGTTTATATTAAATCCACTACCAGCATATTGGGTAGCATAAATATCTAAAGTAAAACAATCATCTGGTAAACATAAATCATTATTATCCGATCCCGAAGGAGTTGGAGAGGGAGATATCCCAGATGTAGGAGGTGGGGTTGCTGTAACAGTTGGAGCATCTCCTGCTACCGGAACTTTAGAATCAGAACTAATAATAGCACAATTTTCAACAATACTAAAATTTCTAGTAATTAATCCTATAGTACCGGTAACCAGTCTAATGTTTTTACTATTACCCGATCCGCTATTCTCAACTATATCTAGATCATAGATTGCTGTTGTGAAGTTATAAGTTTTAGTTTGTGCAGAAGATATTTGAAAATTAATGATGCCCAAATCATTTCCGGTTAATGAATAACCACTAGCATTATCTACGCTCGCAGGGGTGGCTGATGAAAAAGTTACCACATTATTTGTATCAGATTCTAGCCATCTAAGAATAATACATTTATTACTTAAATTTATAGGTTGATTTTGTTCGTTTAAGTATTGAAAATTAATTTCAAAGTGCGAACCTTGTTCTATTTGAAAGTTATGAGAAACTGCTGGCATATAAAAATTCCTTAACTATATATGTCTCTTCTTGGATCGCCCGGATATGTGAGACTTGTTGGGTCAAAACGATTGCCAACGAATGGACTAAGTACTGCACGAACTGCTGTAGCTTCTTTAACATCCCAATGAGATGTAAGCTCGTCATAAGCTGCACAGGGACCATGATCTAAAATCATTTGTAAACCTTGTAAACTACCACCAACACTTAAAGAAGCTGGTCCTAAGGCAGCCCTGATCCCTTCTAGAGCAGCTTTGGTTCTTAGGGAGCTTTGATCGATTAAACAAGCACACTTTAAGCAAACAAGGCTGATAAAAATACTATCGTCATTTATGGTTGGATCCGGACTTATATTAGGCTCTGCTATATTCAGGGTGTAAGAGTAATCTAGCACAACATCAAATTGAACATATTTTGCTGCTACAACGATAGTTTGCAATAATCTTTCGTCACTATATGTTGGATTATCAGACACATCACTTATGAGAGTTCTCACTATCAAAGGTAATTCTATATTCCAACTCATATTTTAGCCTCTTTAGTTAAGAAAAAGATCCAACATCTAATACACCTTATCATTAGCCCTATTGGTAAGATGGATTTTATTAATATATGTATTTTGAGAAATTTTTTGATATGTGGCTAATATTTCTTGTTGTTTATGTTTCCAGAAAATTTGTATTATTTCTGAATCTTTTGAGTCGTCATTAACTCTACCGTATAGATTTGGCTGCTCAATACAATATATTTCATTATTGTACATTTTCCTGATATGAAGATACTTTATCTTGTTGACTAGTTGATTGTCCAGAACCTTGATTCTAAAAGTATGAAAAGGACAAGATTTGAGATTTTGAGTATTTCCGATATAACCCAATACTCTTTCTAAGGCGTGGCTATATGTTCCATTTTTGTTTTCTTTTATTTTACCACATTCTAGTTCTAATAAGTTATTTAAAAGTTCTATAGTATTTTCATTAAGATAATTTTGATATGTTTTTGTTCTACCCATAAACATATTACCTCCAACAAAAAGATTATTTTTAGGATGATCTAATCCAATAATCTGACAAATATCATTAACTTTATAAGAATGTACTGATCCAACATCTTTATAGATTAAGGGTCTACAGCCAATAGAACCCAAACTATATTTGTTCATATATTTTATGTTGTCTATTAAAGTATCTCTATTTCCAATGAGAGAATCTAAAAGCATTGCTCTCCAGTTGCATTTATTGTTAACTCCCCACAAACTTTTTTTGGAATGTATCTTAATAAAATATTCAGTTTCTATATTTGGTAAAGTGTTAATAAAAGAATAAAGGTCTGCTCCAATATTAGAATAATAATTAATACTTTTAATATTATTTAGATTATTAAATTGAGATAGAGTTTTTGAGTTATCGTTATCTTTACAGAGACCTAGATAAATATCCGAGATATCTTGTAAAGGATTCAACAGGTCAACGAACTCTGTTACTAAATCTTCATGGTAAAGCCAGAGAAGTATTGCTATTTTTTGCATTATTAAACTAAACTCTAAAATCTGTTTAAATATTACTTGCTTCTATAAAAGCTTGGTCAACTTGCTGCTCGGTCAGTCCAAGAGCCGCAGCAAGTGGAATTAGCATGGGATGAGTGCGCTCAACATAGGGAGCGTATTCCCACTCAACTCTGACAAGATCTCGCTGCATTTGATCGGGGATTGCGTTTATGGCCGTCTCAACTTGCACGAGGCTTATGCCATGCCGCACGAGCCAGAGACGTATCTGGCGAGCGGAGACGCTCGTAGGGACAGATTCGTCCACGGCCTGTTGATTCATGCCTACGATATTGCCATTCTCGTCACGCACTTCCCAAGTGCGAATTCCATCGATAATGCCGAGATAATTGGTGATCATGAAATTCTCCCATATAGAACGAAAGATCCATTAGACACGCTTGTCGGCGATGTTGGGAGATCACTAAGAGACGTGACCAAACCAGCAACCATAGGAGGTAGTCGCGTGATCGCACCTGTTGAAACCGTGCCCGCTTGCCATGTGCCGACCGTACCGCCGACAACCAACGCGCCAGCGGCATATCGCGTTCCAGCGACAATGTTGTACGAGGCTGGGTATCCGCCAGTTGCCGCAAACACTCGCGAGTAAATAGTCTGTATGGCGTTTCCGATTGTTGTGTCGTTTGCCGTCCTTGCGACCATCGTAATTATCGGCGACGTGCCTGTGACAGAGTCGATAATCGTCTCGTCTACGGTAAAAAGCGCAAACCTACACAGCGACAGCGAGGCAGTGGCAGTGCCGCCCGTTATAAATGTCAGTGTGGTGGCGGTAAACGAGTACGGGGCTGTGAAAAACGCCAGCATCAGACCTCCACTAGTAGCGCCAGCATTACCGATAGTACCGTGACCTCTCGGAAGCCAATCAATAGCGGTGGTTGTAGAATGAATGGTCCTGTCAACAGCTAAGTTTGTAGAAGCACCAGCACCAGCAGATGAAAGATCTAAATAAAATCCACGAGCACTACCTCCTTGTTCAAAAAACCTGAGCCTATTTTGATAAGCGTCGATAGTTATTCCACCAGACAATGTTCCATTTGGAGGTTTTGCTAATTGTATTTCTCCTCCTTCGTCTCCAGAAGAATTACTAGCTACTAAATATGGTGCTGTTAAATTAGTTCCATCAAAAGTTAAATTGGACTCGGCATTAATACCAACTGTTGATCCTGTACTAGTAAGAATTCTATTATCTCCACTATTAGCTATAGTAGGTAATAGTCCACTAACAGAGCTATTAAAATCAGTAATATCACTAGAACTATGAGTATGACCATTAAGACTAACGCCCGTATTATTTACGGTTAGATTTGTAAAATTTCCACTAGTAGAATTTATTAGCCCATTAGACGTAAGTCCATTAACAAAATTATGAGTTGCATTAACTGTTCGATTATTATCAACATGTAAATATTGAGAGTGATCGTCATCGCCCAATCCGAATAAACTTCCGTGATCATTCTGAGAAACTCCAGCAATAGTACTAATTACAGATACTCGTATATCAAGAATACTAAGTAAAGTACATTTGGGAACATTTGTATAATCACTATCACCAGCAAATATTAGTCGATAAAGAGGTTTAACTTCACTTAATGGAAGATTAGTAAGATTAACATCACTCCAAGAGTTATTGCTCTCAGCCGATCCTTGATTGCTATCAATTCTTTGACCCATAATACTAATTATAGGATCATCAATCTGATTAGTTGCAAGAATCCATACTGCAAAGTATCTTTGTTGTCCATTGGGGCTAACATCTGGGATTGTCCAAGTTCCACCGCTTAATGAGTTATATTGTGGTCCATTAGCACCATATTTAACAGGATAGTTTGTGGCGGTATTCTTAACCCATTGACCAGTAGTTCCTTCATGATAATAAACGGGAATTTGAGCAATCGGGCTTAACTCTTGACAGAATGGATCGGTACTAGAACTATCGGTAATATTTATCTCAATATCTTCTTGATAAAGAGTACCGTTACCAACTGATATAGTTGCATGACTATTACTAGACCCATTCCCGCCTAAAATATAATTATCAATACTCAAACCATCAACATATTGTGCGCCAAAAGTATTATGAATCCACTTGTGAGTGCTGGTATCCATCACAATGCCGTGACGCTCTTCAGCAAAGAAAGTCATTTGTCCACTGGGACCAACTCCGCTATTCCAAGCTATATATGCGATAGGAATATCAGTAGAAAAATCAAAGCTTGTAGTTTTATTTGATATTTGATTATTAACAGTATCAAAATGAATATAATTAATTTGAGTAATATTAGGTATAGTTAAACTATCACCACTAGTTTTAACAACTTTGATACCTTGATTATAATAACTATATGAACTTCCTGTGGGTTCTATTGTGAAAATATTACCACTAACACTAATTCTACTATCAGTTCTATTAACAAATCCTTGAGGTTGTTTACTATCAACATGAACTAAGTTTGTAGAAGCAACAGTATAAATACCACTATTATTAGTAATATTAATATCATAACCACCAAGAATATTTTTGACTGGTAATAATCCACTAACCGCAGTATTAAAATCTGTAATATTTGATGAGGTATGAGTATGGCCACTAACACTAACATTTGTGCCATTAACTTGTAATGAATTAGTAAAATTACCACTAGTTGCAGATAAAAACCCACTAACAGTAGTATTAACTCCACTGACATTTATATTTCTTGCTAATAGTGAATTATCGTATGCTTTTGTCATTTTATGTGTTTATTATTAAGGTGTAAAGTTTTGAGGAATATTGGATGAGATTTTTTATGATGATTTGGGGACCAACTCCTGTATTGCGTCACTGGGCGGATCATTCAAGTAGCTGGACTGTGGCAATCAGGATGGAATCGCCGAGGTCGGAAACGTCCTGAAAAACCCAGCGGTAGGCTGTGTAGTTCGCGGGGCTTGCCAGCGTAAAATTGCTGGAGGGAGAACCGGACGAAAAGCTCTGACCGCTGCGCGAGTCCAACAGCGTCCAATCTGTCAGGTTGTCGCTGCCAAAAAACTTCCATTGATTTGGCGGTTCGCCATAGCCCGGAAATGCTACTCTCAGCATGTAGCCCGTAGCTCTGGATTTCTGCCCTTCTGGGAACGCATATTGCAATGTCCGAGCGGGGTTGTTGAAGCCAGCACGCTGAAACTGCGCCCACGTTGACGAGTCGCCGTCAAACGCCATCCATCGCGGCTGAAAGGTGGGGCTTTCAATGTTATTGACGCCCGACACTTCGCCGCTGGGCGATGTGAGCGAAGTCATCGTCGGGATTGCGCGAAACACGTCACCCGGCGTCACGCTGCTCGTCGCGCTGGAGTAAGCCCCAGTGCCAACGCCATTCACTGCCGCCACGCGGAAGATATAGCCCGTTCCGTTGGTCAGCCCGGTGACCGTCGCTGAAGTCGCGGTCGAGGTGCCGTCGGAAAACGTCGTCCACGTTGACCCGCTGTTGGTACTGAACTGAACCGTATAATCTGTAATTGGAGTTTGAGCCAGTACAGTAGGAGCTACCCAAGAAAGTAAAACCTGCTCATTACCACCAGTTACAGTCAAGTCTGTAGGAGCAGGGGGTACCAATAGAGATCGCAAAACAGAATCTGAAATATCTCCAGACAATAAAGTTGTTTGTATTCTTGAAAGAGACATAATGGTTATTTAAATAAAGATTATAATTAGTAGGTTTATGATAATATACACTATATTGTTACTACTCCTATGAGATGCTCAGTGTGGCGGTGCCGCGGTCGCTTGGTGTATACGAGGGTAGGGTGCCGCAGATTAGGAATTCGATTAAGTGTTTCACGTCGCACCCCAAGCAGCCGGATCGACCATGAAGCGCCACGACCAGACGACTCGCTTGACGTTGCCATTAACTTGGGAAACGCCATGAATCTGTTCCGACAGAAGATAGACCAGCGCGTCTCCTTCCCGCTGCTCTCGCTCCACGCCGTCAACGCTCACTACGCCGCCTGACGCTGGAGCGGAAAGCAATGCGTTCACGCCGACACACACCAGACCGTCCTGCCGGAAATGATGGTCAACGTGTTCTGGAAACTCTCCGCCGGGAAGGAGAACACCAACCGTCATACCGTCTAGGAATCGCGGCAGCGAGACCCCCAGCATCGGGAACCGCTCCCTGATACGGCTCTGCACCTGATAGGCAACTTCGGGGAATCCGCCAGCCTCCACCACCGCGTTGCTGTTGGAGATTTTACGCAACAAATACGACTCGCCGTCCGCAGTTCTTGCGTCTCCGAGGCACGCAGCATTGGTGTCGCACCACGCCAGCAGTGAGGCTCGTTCGCTCTCGCTAACAAAATTGCTTAGAAGAATAACGCTCATTAGTTGCAGTCCTGTTGAAGAGTGATTGACGCAAACGGCCCCGTCCCAACGGCATTGACGGCAGCAACTTGGAACGAGCCGGTGGGCGCGTGATTGTCGATAAAACCGCCCGTATAAGACCCTGCGGGCCGGGTTCCGCTGGACGGAGCCACACTGGTCGTCGCTCCGCTACCGATTCGCCAAACGTATCCCGTAATTGCCGACCCGCCGTTAGACACTGGTGTGTTCCACATAGTATCGTTAGACGAACATCCCCAGTAGTTGTCGGCATTTCGCAGTGAAGTCGGAGCACCAGGAACGCTCGCCGAATTCGGCGTCACGGCACTCGATGCCTCCGAGTAGCTTCCTGTTCCGATGCCATTCGTCGCCGCCACACGGAATACATACGAAGTACCGTTGGTCAACCCTGTTATTGTAGCATTCGTAGCTGTCGATGCAGTCGCAGAAAATGTCGTCCACGTTGTTCCGCTATTTGTGCTGTACTGTTCGAGATAGTCTGTGATCGGAGCCTGCGATATCACACCCGATGGCGCAGTCCATGATAGTGATACCTGACCGTTGCCAGCGGTAGCCACAAGGTTAGTCGGAGCAGCAGGTAAAAACAAGTTCCACTTAGTAGTATCATTACTAGTTATAGTAGCTGTTGTTCCGCTAATAGAAACATTGATTCCACTTTCAGCAATTATATTAGTAATTGGCAATAAGCCGCTAACACTACTATTAAAATTAATAATATCACTAACAGTATGAGAGTGTCCACTAACGCTAACATTAACATTATTAACTTGTAAATTATTAGTAAAATTACCACTAGTAGCAGTAATGCTACCAACTACATGAAGTTTGCTCGATGGTGATGATGTTCCTATTCCTAAATTGCCAGCTACAGAAATATTACCAGAACTTGGAAAATAAAATCCTGTTGAAGGGTCTCTGGATGAACTAATAGCTGGTGATCCTGATGAGCCAGGAACTATTCCATTTAATGTAGCCACCGCCGTTGTTCCATAGCCGACTCCCCAGAAAGTTAATCCACTAGCTGGAGCTTCGGTAAAAACTATATCTGATCCACTAACACTATATGAAGAGATTGGTTCCTGAGCAACACCTCCCACATAAATTCCCAAAGTATTGGCGCTTACTGGATAATACGCTGTTCCACTAACCGCTAATCCAAATGATGTAGATGATCCGTTAAAAGATGAGCTTATATTATCTAGTTTAGTATAATTAGAAGAAGATACTGAAGCTCCTAAACTAGCATATTCTAAAACTGTTCCTGATGGGACACTGTTATTGAGAGTAACATTAGATCCGTCTGTTGCAGAAAAATCTAAAGTTGATACTAACTTAACTCCATCTTGGAACAGGTCCAGATATCCGACTGGATAGCCTCCCGATACTGCAAAACTGGTCAATGTTCCTGTTGTGCTTATTATTCCTCTAACTCCAACATAGGAGGACGATGACCCACCAACACTAGTCGATCCTATTCCACTAAGAGCCACCCAATTAGAAACACCATCACCTATCTTAAGAACACTATTCGTTAAATCATATCCGGGCTCACCACTAGCTAAAATAGGATTAGCAGAATTCCATTGTTCAGATGTTCCTTTGCGAAATGTTATTAGGTCATTTACTGCCATCTTGAAATATTGATCCTATTTATAGGGTTATTATCTATGCTATAATAATGGTTAATACACCCATTGACAAATGTTGAATTTAAGCAAATATGACTTTATGTTCTAAGAAAAAATGTCTCATGGAGTACCGCCATCAATAAGACAGTTGTATAAGGCTGTTGGTGAGCCTGTACTCGTACCACTAATAGATGTCAATCCAACAATACTAGATATGGTGGTGCCTAGAACAGCGGTTGTGGAACCGATAGTAATACCACTACTAGCTAGTTTAGTAACACTTATGCCTGCGGAATTACTAATATCACTATTTTGAATAGAATTTGATAGATTTAATTTACTATAATCAATTGCAGCACTACTATTAATATCTGCATTAACAATTGTATTATTAGCAATCATTAAACTAGTTACTGTTCCACTATCGCTAGTATAAACTCCATTAGTTACGGTACTAGCATTTCCACTTAATGACCCAATGAAATATCCACTAGTATAAACATTACCACCAGTAAACTCCCATCTACTATCCTCTGTGTCCCAAACTAATTGAGTTATACCAGCTGTTGATGTATTTTTAACTTCCAAACCGCCTTGAGTAGCCGCGCCAGAAACATTAACTCTAATAATATTGTCTCCAATATCAACAGTAGTACTATTAACAGTAGTAGTAGTTCCGTTAACTGTTAAATTACCACCAACCGTAATATTACCAGTTGTAGAAATTGATCCAATACCAGATATATCTTTATTTATATCTAATATTACAGCTCTATTAGCAGATGCTGTTCCAGCACTTACTCCAGATAAATAAGATAATTCTCCGAGAGTTGCTCTTGCGGAAGCATCTGTAATCTCACTCCACGAATGATTATGACTCGATGGTGTAAATGTTGCTGGTTTACTCGTTAGATTATCCCAATGAACTTGACCTCCACCTCCGCTAGTATTTAGCTCTGTTTCGGTATAGTATCTATCATCATGTGTGTGGCCAGAGGGCGCATATCCACTAACATTAATAGTTAAATAATTAGAACTGTCATTATAATCTAATAAGATCCCAGTACCATTTCTTAAAAATCCCGTCGAGGTATGATTACCACTACCAACAATATCTTGTATTCCTTCTGCATCAATAGCAGCACTACTAATTCTATTATCTACAGCAGTATTAAAATCTGTAATTTGTGATGACACTATTCCTGTAACAGCAATAGTTACTGGAATCCCTGTTGTTGCCGCAAATGTTATTCCTATACCACTAGTTCCAACAAGATCGTTAGACGATGGTCTTATAGAGGAATATAATAAGCTATTCCATGAGGTTAATCCGTCTCCTAGTTTATATCTTTTAGATGTTGTATCATAACCCCATTCTCCAGCACCTAGTGTTGGATTGACCGAAGACCACTCTGATGTGGTTCCTCTTCTAATTTGAATTAATGTTTGAACTGACATAGTCTTCTCCGTTAAAATTTAAAAGCATTAAGAATTAGGGTGACCCACAATCTATTTCATATTGATCTATAAAATTAGATAGATAATTATCTAGTCCAACAACATCACTGGCATAAACAATCATACTAGCATAACCTGAAGTAATATCAACAGATCCAAAATTAGATGATGTGATTTCTATATTATTAGTCTCTGTTCCAACAGTTGATTCGATTTCTAAATATGTAATATTTTCTATTATATCTAAACTTGTCATTATATAATATTGCACTCCAACATGTCAGATGTTTCACTAAATCTTTTTATTATTGATGTTTTCCCATATAAAAGTCTAATAATAGATTTGCCTCCACCAACATATAAATCATCATCGCTTTGTAGTTCTAGGTCATATTTTGCAGTATTAAAAGTGAGGCTATTCGTTGTATTTGCTGGAATAAGTAATGTGATTTTTCCTAAAAGAGGTTCTATAGTGAATTTATAAACACTATAATCCAAGTTTTCTGTGGAAAATATTTGTGTGGTTGCAAGATTGGTTTTCCAAACTAGTCTAGCGCACCAGTTTGTTAGATTTATTGGATCTCCATTAGCATCTTTGTAGACTAACGATAGTTTAAAAGATGACCCTTGCTCTATAACAAAGTCATACTTACTAGCTGCCATAATTAAAGCCTATTGTGGTATGTTGTTAGTATATCAGAATATACACCCTTAATGAGGTATCTTATTGTATATAAAAAAAGAAAGGCCAGTATTGCTACTGGCCGATCTTCTTTTAATTATATCGATCTAAAGATCTAAATGATTAGAGAGAACCAACTAGAACTCTGCGGTTATCTAGAACAGCAAAGCCGAGTTCAGCCCATCCATAGAAACCAGCTCTCTTCTGACGATGAAGAGTATCATCTTCGAAGATCTGAACTTCTTGACGAACTGGCATAATAAAGCTATCTCTCTTTCTTAGATCTAGACCAACTACTACTTCTGTGTCACCACTTGGAAGAGAAGCTGATAAAGTATCGGTATAGAATAGCTGGTATTCTTGACCAACACCTAGTTCATCGAGATCATGAAGATTTACGCCGAATACACGGTTAAGAGTACCATCAGCAGCTGTGTAAATTTCACGACGTGTTACTTCGTCTACCTGATCGATGCCCCAGTTGCGAATGTCTTCCATTGCTTCTGGAGAAACGTATAGATCTGTTAGTAAGCCACGATTGTTGCTGGCTGAGTTACCACCACCGTTACGACGCATAACGGTCTTCATGAGACTAACGAGACGCTTTGTGAACTGACTTGCATTGGCATCACTATCGTAAACAACGATATTACGATCAACACCAGCAGCAAGAATGGTGTGCCAGCCGTCGTCATTCATCTTCTTAACGAAAGAAGCTTCGAGAACTTCCATGGCACGACCCACAACGTCCCAACGAGCATCGCGAGCATACTTTAGAAGATAATCGATTGAAGAACCAACGTCATAGGTTGGAACCATGACGTAATCGCCTTCAACATGACGTTCTGGAACATAACCATGATTAGGAATTGTGTAGGCCACAAAATCCTTCTCTGTGCCAGGAGCAAGGAAGTCTAAAGGAAACTCAGGAGTAGCACTTTGAGCAAGTTGAATTGGCTCGAAAATACCATCTAGAACGTCGCCGTTTAGCACACCTTGACGTAGAGGTAGTTCTAGAGCTTTTGCAATTTCTGCATTAGCGGCTAGAGCCACCTCTCTGTTAGCTGAACCAGAACGCATCAAAAGATCTGTTAATTCTGGTGTTGGTTGGAATCTTTCGGTTTTAGCTGACATATATTTTCTCCCTATGATTAAAAATTATAGATTAACTGATACTTTTGCGTAACCGTCGGCGTCTACAGCACTTAAGAACTGGCCAATCTTAACAGAGTTTGTTGAGCTTGTACCAATTAAGCCGCTTACACCAACATAAGCATCAACACCAGCAGCTGGACTACCTGTGACCTTGTTGGTTGTAACCTGTCCATTACGGAGCAATGTTACCTTACCACCAAGTTGCACTTCGTCTTTGTGCCAGTTGATGTGCTGTCTTGTTAGATCAATATTTACAACATCGTTAAGTAAAACGCCTACGGGCTTTGAGCCAGAAACAGTTGCGGCATATGCGACAACAGCATTGGCATCGTCCATAGAGATACCAGAACCTCCTGTGGTAACACAGGCAACACCACCGCGCTCGGCTGTGGAGTTCATGAAAAATGATACATCAGTTAGTAATTCGATACGATCTGGTTTTAGAGCCATGTTAGTTCTCTCCCTATAATTAGTTAGTTATTTGACCTTTTTACCGATTTTGCTGCGAACGAAATCAACAAGAGCCGCTCTAGTTGAGTCTACTTCAGATTCAATTGCACTACCAACACCAAGATTAACTTCTTCTGCGATCTCAACGGTTTCTAGAACAGCTGGATCTGAATTTTCTTCTGAAGCCTTCTTCTTTGCCTTCATGTCTTTTTCGTCTTCTTTGGTTTCATCTTTTTTGCTTTTATCTAGCCAAGGAGGCATCTTGCCAGCAAAAATGACTGTCATAGCTTCAAAAGCTTCATCTTCCATAGAATCAAATTTCTCTATGATATTAGCAGCAATTTCAGCATCTACTCCCTGCTCGATTAAAGAAGCTTTTCTTTTCATAGTCTTAGCTTTCTTTTCCATCTCTGCTTCTTTCGTTTTGTAGCCAGCGATGGCTTCGAGAGCAGCATCTAGTTCTGCTTTCATTTTCTTCTTTTCTTCTTCCATTTGCTTCTTTTCTTCTTCCATCTCTTTTGTCTTGTTAGCTGCTTCTTCTTTTAAAGCAGTAATTTCAGATTCTTTGGTCTGAGCGAGATCAGATAGATCTGCTTCGAGTTTTTCTTTGACAAGTTTTAGCTCTGCAACTTCAGAAGATAAAGCCGTAAACTCAACATTGACATTTTCAACTTCTGTTTTTTGCATTTCTGTTTCTTGATTATCTGAACTCATAATTAGTTTCTCCGAATTAATATTGGACTGTGAAATAAATACACCCGATTGAACCATTTCTGAATTTTTTTCTTCAATATTATCTTTATTTGTCTCAGGAAATAAGTTTTTAATAAAAATAATACTATCGATATTTGCTGGACGGTCAACAAAACCCTTCCCAGTAAATGTAATGTTACGTAAGACTCTACCAATTTTATAGTCTTGGTGTTGTCCCATTCCGCCATATGATCTAAGAAATTTTGTTAAATATGCTGTTTCTTCATTCCTAGCTAATACTTTATATTCATTAGTTTGAGTATTTAAAACACCATAGTCAAAACCCTTAAAAAAGCATTCCATACTAACATACTTAGTACCAGCCTGAATTTGTGAAATAAGATTTTCTGATCTTTCTTTTAACTCTGGATTACTAAATCCTCTATAAATAACCGAGCCTGTTAATATATGAAATTTATTAGGAAGATCTTGTATAGGAGTATTTTCATCAATTAAATCGCCATCTTCTGTAATGGGCCAATTAGAAATAATATGACCTATAATAATATCTTCATTATGCTCTAGGTTTGTTGGCTTGTGTTCTGGAGTGTGTTTAGCTTTCCAAACCTCTGTTTTATCAAAAATATCATCATTCTTATTCCAAGAAGATGTTACTAAAATAGACTGTACATAATATAGATCTTCATCGCTATAAGATGCGATACTTTTTATTTTAGGTGGCTTTTTGTAGGTTAACGAACAAGGTTCTGCAACGCAAGCATAAGAAATTGATGCAGATGTGCTCATTAGGTCTGCCAAGCCGTCGATTTTTTCTTGTTCAAAAATATGCATAGTTTGACCTCTTAGGTTGGATCCAAATTACCATACACCATAGAATAATAAGAAGCTTTAGCTTGTTTATATTCGTCCATAGATAATTCTCTGCTTAAATCTGATTGTAATGCTCTAATCCAATTACGAAAGTTGACAACAATATCTGTTAATGATTCATTAGAACTACATGCTAATAAAACATTGTCTTGATCTATCTTAGAGTATGGGGACATGTTGAGCAGTATATTAGTTTTAAGGGATTCTAATTCTTCTGCTTCTGCACTAGATAATGTTCTGAGATTTTTTTTAGTATAGAATTCCAAAACCATGGGGTTAACTATCTCGCTAATTTTTTCTTGGGCGTTGGTTGCCCAGATTAAAAGTTTTGCGCCAGTTCTGGGTGAAAATTTTCTATCTGCTCTTTTCTCGGTGTCTTTAGATAGTTTGGGTCTGCCTTCTCCAGGTTCTTTGGGCAACGAATCCGAAGACGGATCGTTTGCCAACTTCGTTGAAGGAGGAACTACGGGCATCTTCATTTCGAGGACAGTTTTTTCTCCAGGTTTTTTCTTTTCGAGTTGCAGACCAACTTGACTTGGAGTTGCTGCTCCTAACTGCAAAGAAATCTTTTTAAGAGAATTTTCAAATTCTGGATCATACCATGGTCCAGCCTTTTTGACCATACGATCACCTTTTCTATCTCTAGACTCCCTATTGAGTCTACTCTTTTCCATGTCTGGATCGAAGCCAAATCTAGTTTGCAATAGCTCGTCACTAATAAGATTTCTATCAGCTAATTGAATTAAAAGAGCTTTTTCTGAATCTTCATTACTTAGATCCATTCTATCAAATTCTATTTTTGCTGGATATCTAAATCCCATAGCTTTTTGTACTAGTTCTATTTCTTTCTCCCAAAAATTTACTAATATATCTCTACCATATTGAAGTCTTTGGGTGAGTGTCTTTAAAGAAATAAAGTTATTGGTTGTTCCAGCAGCTCCAAACGTACCAGTTAAGGTTGGAGGAATACCTAAACCGGCATATACTGAATTTAAATGAGGAATATATTTACCTTCTCCAAGAAATTGATGCACATTAGTTTTAGACTCTAGAAGCTCAATATCTGGACCCCAAACCAAATCCATTGTTCCGCCACCGACGTTATTTCCTAGTATCTGAGCCAATTTAGCGGTTGCTGCTTTGGTTGGAGCTATTTTGTGTTCGAGACTACCAAGTTTAAAAATACGAATATTTGAGATAGCCCCATCAAGAGCTGCCATATCAGCTAATTTAAGTTTTTCTATAACTGTAATATCGTCCATAATGGCATACATCATAGGAAAAGCCCATGTCTGCCAATCGTCTTTTTTATAGTGGTATACAATAATTTTATCTGGATCTAGTGGGTATGCTGTTTTCTGTTTTGCTGCTTGTACAATCTGTGGAGGTAACTTATCTATAATTTGTTTTTCTGCGTCTGTCTTTGGACTATTAATAGTTTTACGAAGAGAAGCTGGTAATACAAGTTCATATCTTTTTTGCGTTACAAAAGAAGATAAAGATCCAGCTGCTACTTCAACAAATACAGGATCAATAAAAGTATATCTCCAAGGAATTTCTCTTTTTTCTAGAGCAATAGAGTCTAGATCGGTAATATCTAAGTCGGGAGCAGCAACTGTTCTATATAATTTATCTGTAACTTTAAGACTTAATTTTCCGGTTTGTTTATGTATAACAACATTACCTACTTTATAGATGTTGTTTAAAAATCTTTCACTACGATCTTTGCCAGATATTTTCTTAAACCATTGTCTATAAAATTTTTCTATTCTTTTATTCTGATGGACAATTTTGATACCTTGTACTCCGAAATCTCCCATAAGATCAATGACATTTTTAACTAGACCAACTCTTTGATAAATATCCTCAGCTCTGCGCATAATCAACTTAATACTGCGCCTAGGTACTGCTTCGTCTGGTCTGAAAAAGTCATAATCTGTACGAGTTAATCCTGGACGACCACCAGTTATTCCGTCCAAATTAGAATAATCAAGACTATATCTACGACCAGCGGCTTCTGCTTTTTGGATTCCGGTATATTCGTCTAAAGACTCAGAAGCTTTCTTTAAAGCGTCTTGTTTACTAGATAAATCTTCACCCCAAGCAATATATGCTTCCTGATTACCTGTTGTGGCGTCTTGGATAACTTGACTTTTCGGATATTTTTTAGCCATAATTTATATTGGTATTGTAATAGGATTATAATAGAACTGTCAAAAAGATATACACTAATTATCTATATACTCCCTTATAAATATCATCATTTGCAGCGGAAGTAAACCATTCTGGACCTTTGTACATTGCTCCATCATTCTTGACCATTTCTCTTCTATTACCTCCAACAACATCGTATGTTATGGGCTGTAGTATTCTTTGAGCTTGACGAGCTATCATATTTGCTATTAATAGGGAGCTATATCTATCTTTTCTTAGTCTGCCTTTTTTGCCGTTTTGTAGTTTTACTTCGGGAGTATCCCATCGATCTCTAGCGTTCGCTCCGGTGCTAGTTTGAGTCATTACTATTGTTGTCAATTCGTTTTTTAGTTCTTCTATTTCTAAAATACATTCACTAACACTATCATAAATAGGATTGAGGTCTGTGTCTAAAATGTCTTTGCCTTCTTTATCTAAAGCTAACCCTAATGTTAAGTTATCAAATCTTGGAAATAATAATACTTTATCTTCTAAGTCTTTTCTTAAACCATGATTAGCTTGTGCTGTCCATTCTGCTTTGGCAAATTGCACCAATTCTAATATATGTAAACCAGATTGGTCGTCTGTATCTTTTGATTTGTTTGGATCTATAATCGGCCAAATAACTAATTCTCCGTCTTCAAGCTTGCTAGGATCGTGTAGAGCTTCTTCAATAGAAACACCTCCACCCTGAGCATCTAAACCTATCTTTACTGGAGGAAAAGTTTTCATCAAATTTCGAATTTTTCTAGCACAAAATCCGTAGAAATCGTGTTCCTTAATTAATCCTGTTTTTTGACGTTCTTTAAAATTACTACGATTAGTAGTCCAACAATATACTATGCGACTATGATCGTTATGTAACTCTAAAACTACGATACTAAAATTATCTTGTTCGGATGCTGGGTCGATCCCGTATACATATTTATGTTCGTTACTACCTCTGGTGACTGCATCAAAAACAATCTTTTTATTTCCTATAACTATTGGCTTATTATCATTAGCAACACAACTTTCAATTAAACTTCTTCTAAAAAATCCTTCACTATCACTAACAAAGCAAGCTGCATACTCCATATTGTATATTCCATTATGGATAGTAGCTTTAGCGCGAGATACTTGTTTATCATCCATGAATCCTTTTGGAATTAACTCATAAGGTATTCTTATAATGCTATAATCTTTCCAATTAAAATTACTTGGTACTTCACCCTTAAATAATTCTTCTAACTTATTAGTATCTCCCTTACTTTCAATAATAGCTTTGTATCTTCTCCAATAGCTAGCAAAGTGTTTAAAAGCATAATCTGCTGTACCAGAAATAATAGCTTGGTTACCCATCTTTTTATTTAGAACTTCTAGCTCTTCATTCCATAATCCTGCTGCTCTCATAGCATCTTTTTTAGCTTCTTCTTTTACGTTCTGTATTGGGCTAGCTGAAACAGCAGCGAAACCAGATACTACCGTTTCATAAATATCTGGACTGATAGATGCAAATTCGTCAGCAATAATAATATGTGCTCTAAGACCTCTGATTTTGCTACCGTCACCCATGGGAATAGCAATGGTCCAACTGTCTCCCAGTCTCATAGTACATCTATCTACGTCTCGTCTAGGTCCATCATCGTTGCTATTAAAGATACTGCGTAAAATAGGGCTGTTTCTCCAAATGGTTTCCATATATTCAAAGATAATCTTACTTTGTCTAAATGCTGCTCCAACAACAACTATCTTGGTTCCAGGATAAAAAGAACATCTTAATACGCAGTACAAAGCTAATAGAAAAGACTTTCCCCAACCACGACTAGCTATATACATAGGAAATGCTCGTATCCAAAATTCTTGAATAATAGCAATTTGAATAGGATGTAGTTCTATATTAAATAAGAGTTTACATGTAGATCCAATATAGTCTGGATTTCTCAGTATCTTAATTAGATGTAAGTCTGGTTGTTCTATGTCAATCTTGGATCGATGAATCATGAGATTCTTGTCGATCTGAAGTTTGGATAGATCACCTAAACCTAACCAGGAATCATCGAAATCAAAGTTTTTGGTCATTAGCCTTGTAATTTTCTAGACTTAGAAATGGCTCTGTTGACCATCATACGACCTACTGTTTCTACGAACGGTAAACCTCTCTTAGAGCTTTCTTCCTTGAGCCAAGAAACAATAGTATCGATGTTCTGATCACACCAGTCGTTGCCCTTTTCATTCATCTCTAAAGCATGTCTCCTACAAGAACATGTGCTACTACTCTTAATTCCCAAAGCACTAATCATACCTGTTAAAATAGTACCAGCTCCATTTGGATTTTCTTCCAGAGTTTTAGGAAATAAAGCACGTAAAGTCGCAGCTGGATCATTACCTAGATATTGACGTAGTTTATTTTCAATAAATGCTTGAGAATAATCTCCGGCAGCATCATAGTCTGCACCATGTAGTAGTCCGATAGCGCTTGGTATATTTTTAATATTGGCGATAACATTTTTATTTAATGGATTATCACTATATGTCACATCTAAAACATCCATTACAATAGGAGGTGGTGTTATAACTTTATTAGTATTAGTATCTGTGTATGGTGGTGGATTAAGAGTGATTGTTTGATTAAGATTCATGATAATTTCTCCTTTTTAATTACTTCTAAATAATAAACCTTGTTTAGTATGAATTCCGCCACGCTTTCAGCATCGCTAGATGATCCGCAAAACATGACTTTAATATTATGTTCCGTTTGCCACTCCAAAATATGTTTCATTAAGAAAGCTGGGCTAATCTTAATTTTATCCCAAAGCCTTTTAGGTAAATTGCTTCCAATAGGATAGTTTAATACATTTTGAATATCAAATTCTAATAACAAAAAAGCATACTTATGTTCTGATAGTCTTGCTATAGCGTCCTTAAATCTACTTTCAATAATATTGTTAGCAATTTCATTTACACTTTTTTTTCTTTCAATAGCCAAAATATTTTCAAGTCCCTCAATACTATAGTCTCCAGCGTCAAGCTTTCTATGAGCTACGGCATAATTATCAAATGTCCAAGGTTGTTGTTCTCGTGTATCTACGATTATAGTAAAGTCATTGTGATTTGTTGTCATTGTTATTTGCTGCTATTTTTAGAAAAATTGCTTCATAGTAAGATTCTAAGCCAGTTACCATTTTATGATGATTTTTACATAATGTAATACCGTTTAAAGGATTATATCTTAACCCAGGATTATCTGCCCATCTTTTAATATGGTGAGCATTTAATTTTTTAGTAATATTACACCCTGGCCATTGGCACTTAAATTTGTCTCTTTCGTAAATTTGTAATCTCCATTTTTTATATATTGGATCATCATAATTTCTAGACATTAGATACTGTTCCTATATCATGATCTACCATATCTTTAATAAGAGTATTAAAGTCTATTTCTGGTGACCAGTTCAATATGTTATGCGCTTTGGTATTACGTCCTCTTAAATAATCAACTTCGGCTGGACGACATAAAGATGGATCAATTTCTAAATATTTTGTATAATCCAAATTAACATATTCAAATGAGGTTCTAACAAAGTCTAGTACACTCCAAGTTTGACCGGTACAAATAACAAAGTCATCAGCAACATCCTGCTGTAACATTAGCCACATTGCTCTAACATAATCCTTAGCATGTCCCCAATCTCGTTGGGCCCTAAGATTTCCTAGTTTTAAATTTTCTGAGTACCCATTATTAACTAAATTGCCGATATACTTAGTTATTTTACGAGTAACAAAGTTTTCGCCTCGTCGTGGACTTTCATGATTAAATAAAATTCCGCTAGTAGCAAATAAACCATAACCATCTCGATAAATTTGTACCATGCGATGACTAGCTACTTTTGCCACTCCGTATGGACTTTGAGGTAAAAGCTCAGTATTTTCATCCTGATATTTAATATTAGTATCTGGACAAGTACTAAAATTACGACCAAACATCTCACTAGTACTAGCTTGATAGAATTTTGTAGAAGACGAATAGTGTCGAATAGCCTCTAAAATATTAATAACACCTATAGTGTCAATTTCAAAAGTTGTGGTTGGCTGTCGAAAACTAGTTTCAACATGACTTTGTGCAGCTAAATTATAGAATTCATCTGGTTGATATTTGTCTATAGTATTAATTACATTCGAGGGATCTGTTAAATCGAATTCTTCTAATGTTAAGTTAGGGTTTTGGCCTAAATGTTTAATTCTGTCAAAATGATCAATACTAGTTCTTCTATATAAGCCTACTACTGTATAGTCTTTTTGAAGTAAAAGTTCTGCTAAGTATGATCCATCTTGTCCTGTGATTCCTGTTATTAGAGCAGTTTTAGTCATGAATCTTCCTCTACTGTTTCTGGGGTTAAAAATGGTCTGTCTACAGTATTATCCTGGAATGTATGTAAAGAACTAAGTTGTTTCATGGTCTTCTCTGTAGCCATGTTTAAAATTTCCATCTCTCGTCCTTCTTTCTCTCTGATCTGTTCATCTTCTAGCATTCGTATTAATCCTGTCCAAGAGCTCTTACCGTCTTCTATTCGTTTGATTCTTTGCTCTCTTGTTGCTTTAAGATCTTTGCTAATTTTTTGCTGTTCATTAAGGAGCTTGGTATATTCATTAGTGTAATTAGCGATACTGTTACGTGCGAACGAAAGTTGTGTCTCAAGATTAGCCAGTTTAGGAATATCTCGTTCTGATTCAGGTCTCTCATATTCTTTATCAACCTGTTTTTGAAGTTTTTCAGTTTCTGCGATATGTCTTTTGCGCTCTTTCATACTTCGATTAATAAGAATATCAATTGTAATAAATTGTTTGATCTGTAGTTCTTCAGCTGGTAAAACGTCTTCTCTAAATTGTTTTATTAGGCCAATCCATGTATCTTCAAAATATTTTAATTCGCCAGTATCTTCATCAAATTGTCTTTTAATTTCTCCCCAAAAGGTTTTGCTATACAGTTTATATCTTAAAAATTCATTACTGCTTTTATCTTCATCCGTTATTAATAGTTGGTTTTCATTAATATATCGTTTAATTGGAGCAGTATTTCTATTGAGATTTTCTGCTATGTCTTCCATGGACATCTTAGTTACATTATCTCGAATAAATTTTTCTTCGTCTAAACTTAGTTGTCCTCGTTTTCGTGGAGCTGATGGTTTTTCCACTTTGTATTCTCCATAAGTTTAAGGATATGATTTTGAAGTTTATTGAGTTGTTGCTTTGGAATCTTCATGCCGTGTTTAAGTTTGAGATATGATTCTCTATATTCGTTACGAATGTTTGCATCCAAAAAACTAATAATTTCTTGATTTTGTATTATGTCTGTAATATTAGAGCTTTTATCTACATGATGATTATCGTCTTCGATATATGATGGTTGAATAATATTTTTTTTAGTTTCGTTCCGTTTGCTCCAAGCAGCATAAAGCTCACAGTCTTTTTTATTTGTATAAGCAGAGCATTGGTTGTTAGAGCATTTATAAGTCTTATCAAAAAGAGGACAAGAGATGCATGGTTTATCTGGTCTTTGATAATTATTTCTCTTATAATTAAATAATCTATTTCTTACGTGGGTCCAAAGAAAATTTTCTAATGGTCTACTTCTGTCGTATTTTTCTAGTCCCTCAAGAGCAAAAATAGCAGCTTGTTGCTTCATGTCATCAAAACTATGGTAAGCAAATTTGAATTTATGAGCTAATCTTCTGCTGATATTATCTAAAACTAATAAAAACTCTTCTTCGCTAACATTATTAGATAAGGTTTGTGGAGAACTTTTACTAGATTTAGTTTTAGTTTTCTTCAGCTTGGTCGATTTCTTCTTGCTCTGTTTCTTCTGTTTGTCTGGCGATATTTTTTTTGTCATCTAATAATTCTGCTATGGTTTTTCCTTCGGGAAGATTTAGGTCTTTAGCAACATCAGAATTCGATTGTTCTGACGCTTTTACTGTTAGTATCGAATTTATAAGATTATGATCAAAATTTGAATTTGACATTTTTTCTCCTTGCACTTAACTTGCCAAGATGTAATATAATATGATCTTTCGAAAGATTTGTCAATATTAATAACACCAAAGGAGAGTTTATGGGAAATTATAAAAAGTGGACAGATAGCGAAATTGACTATATTCGCAATAATCATACCTCTATCCCTGATGAAGAGCTAGCTGTTAAGCTTAGCCAAATTACCAGCCAAAATATTACTATGGCTATGATTCGTCGTCAACGACGCAAACTTAGGCTAAGTAAGCCAAGAGGACGACCAAATAAGTCAAAGAGTTCTCCTGTTGTGCAGAATGTTGTTGGTACTGTTTCAACAGAACAGACAACCACTTGAAGTAGTTCTTAATTAAAATTTAATACCGTATAATAGGAGTAAGTTTATTTAGTTAAGCTTGCTCCTTTTATATTAAATAGGCCAAACCCACATAAAGAATCATCTATGAAAATATTAGTTACTGGAGGAGCGGGATTTTTAGGACAAAATGTAGTTAAGAAGCTATTGTCCCAAGGATATCAAGATATTGTTGTTGTTAGAAAAGCCGATTGTGATTTGACCAATTTTGAACAAACAGGATCCTATCTAAAAAGAATATCTCCGGATGTTATTCTTCATTTGGCTGCTGATGTTGGAGGTATAGGGGCGAATATGGTCAATCCTGGAAGGTTCTTCTATAATAATATTAGTATGGGAATTAATTTGGTGGAACATGCTCGGTTGATGAATATTAAAAAGTTTGTGTTTGTTAGTACGGTTTGTTGTTATCCTAAGTTTTGTCCGGCCCCTTTTAAAGAAGACGACATTTGGAACGGATATCCAGAAGAAACTAATGCTCCATATGGAATAGCAAAAAAGAGCATTATGGTCATGATGCAGAGTTATAAGGCTCAATATGATCTAAATGGTTGTGTGGTTATACCAACTAATTTATATGGGCCAAATGATAGTTTTGATGATGATAAGAGTCATGTTATTCCGGCTTTGATTAAGAAGTTGGTTGTGGCTAAGAGAGATAATTTATCAAGTATACAATGTTGGGGATCGGGCAATGCTACAAGGGAGTTTTTATATGTTGAAGATGCTTCATCTGGAATAATTAAGGCTTTGGAAAAAATAAACGATCCTGATCCTATTAATTTGGGGAGTGGGTTTGAAATTAGTATAAGTGATCTTGTGTATAAAATTAAGGATATGGTTGGATATAAAGGAATTATTCAGTGGGATTCTAATAAGCCAGATGGACAACCTCGAAGATTTCTTGATGTTTCTAGGGCGAAAAGTCTGTTGGATTGGGAAGCTAAAACAAATTTTGATACTGGATTGAGGAATACGATAGATTACTATTTATCCGTGTGTTGTAAAGACTACTAAAGTTTCAACAACAATCTGTCGATATCTCTAGTAGCGGGAAACTGGTCAATTTATTTTTAACTCGTAGGAAAATTTATGAAAAAGCTATTAGCGGGATTGTTGATGAGTGTTGCAGGAGTTAGTGCTCATGGTGGTGAGTGGATGCCTTATGTTTATCAAGCTCCGGTAGTGATTCAACAAGCTCCGGTAGTTCCATATTATTATGTTCCAATGGTAACTATGGTGCCTGTGGCTCCACAGTATGTTCCTGTGACATTGTATCAAAATGTTCTGGTTGAACGTAGGTGCTGGACTCTTTTAAAAAAAACTGAGGTGGTGTCGGTACCTCAAACGGTTTATGTGCCAGTAAGATATTAATAAATGGCTAATAAACTGGCTAATTAATTCTATGGGGGTGCCTATTGTGTTTGCACCTCCCCGAGTTTTTTACCTAAACTACCAACTGTCAAGCCGAAACGAAAAAACCCCCTAACTCTATATGGCATAGGCACTTACGACGATACTAGTGGGCAAAATTTGATGTAAGTGCTTGTGTAGTATAGGGTTATGGCTAATTTGAAGAATTTTTATGTTTGGCATGAAAATATATTCGAAAAAATCCAAAGATTTCTCTTGCAATGGCCGATAAATACTGTATAATGAAAGCACAAGAGAACAAGAGACAACAAGAGGACAAGAAAATGATCACCATCAACAACCGCAACGAACTCGAAAACTTTCTCTATGGTGCTGATTCGACCAGCCCCGATACTTTGGTGGGTGTTGCTCGTATCGGTGGAGAGTTGCTCGCTGAGGCTCTTGCTAGCGATATTGCTAACGATGTTACCGGATATATCGAATACTTTTTCCCGATGGGTGACGAGGGAGAGTATATCGAGGTTGCTCGTGATGGTGAGGTTGTGCGAGATTTTCTTTACTACTAAGGTATTGACAACGGAATAGCCGATACTGTATAATAGAGCCAACACAAGAGAAAAGGAAAAGAAAATGATTACGCTCGACAAGGTGATGGCTGCTGTTCGACAGATTTTTGGCAAGGATTCGCATAAGGTGCGAGTGATTCAAGCAGGAGCATCGTTCAAAATTGAGCCGAAAGACATGATCCATGACGGTGTGTGGATTCGTTCAGAGAATCAGATTCTGAACAACGTAAACGCCCTCTACTATGACATGGTGTGTGAAGCTTGTGCGGATGAGGCTGACTATATTCCGGGCCTTGACGATGGGGAATTTTAAATTCATCTATTGACAGCATCGTAGACGATAAGCTATAATAGAATCAACACAAGAGGGAATACGATGACCATTCAAGTACAGCACACGATTCGCCGCCTAGTTGCTCGACACGGTTATTCTGCTACATTTGTACAGCACATGGGAGAGGGTATAAGCCTGTACAGTATCGGGGGTATCATGTATCGCATTCGTGGCGATGGTACGATTCTATAAGACGTAAAGCCTTATGAGGTAAGCACTTACGATTTGCCGGGCGGGCCGAATTCGACATAAGTACTTGCCACGTATAGACTTACAACAAATATAAAAAAGATTTTGTTTGGCATGAAATTATATTTCAAAAATTCCAAAGATTTCTCTTGAAAGCGTCGATAAATACTGTATAATAAGAACACAAGAGAAAACGAAAGAAGAAAAGGATAAGAAAATGATCTTCAATACGATGCAAGAAGTTTTAGACTATATCCAAGACAACCAGCCCGAGAATCTGGACGGACACTACGCTTCGGGCGAGTTGTTCGATATGCTTCGCAATCATGCGGAGAATGCCCGTAAGGATTGGTGGCCTTCTTGCGAGTATTTTGGATATATGGAAGAATACGATATGGGTGAAGGCGAATCGATGGAAATCGATGAAACCGGAAAGATCATTAATTCTAGCGTATACTTCTGAACAGTATTGACAATGTAAGAGCAAAACGGTAGAATAGAATCAACACAAGAGGAAAAAAGATGCTTCAGACCAACTACAAAACTGTGATGAACAACCTTGACAAGATTTTCGCTGCTATGCGAACTGGTAAGTATCACTGTGTGATCGATCCAAGGGGTAACGCCCATGTGGGTCTTATCAATGGCATCATGCGTGAGGATGGTAGCGGAAAGAAGTGGATTGTGACGGTGACCAACCGTACAGTAAGCGAAACGGTGTTCATTCACGCCTCATGACGTAAACCCCTGCCCTATAAGTACTTAGGGCTAGGCGGGCGGGCCGGGCTTGACGTAAGTACCTGACAGATAAGCACTTATGACTCATTAGCAAATGCTGTGCCAATCGTACTCAAAATTCAGAAAAGTTTTGTCAAAATTTCTTGACATAAAAATTTGGATTTTTCTCTTGCAAGCTCAAGTGTGAGAGGGTATAATGTCGATATAAGAAGTAAGAGAGAAAGAGAGACAAAGATGCAAACGATGATGATAGCTGTTGGTGGTGTGTATGCCGATTACCATGTGATTGGCAAGGAAATCGAGATTGTACGTGTGTACAGGAATGGTACTACGTTCACTGATTCTCGCATGATCGACCATGCAAAGTTTACCATCAAAGCCGTCAATGATGGCTGGATGACCATCGGACAGAAAAAGTGAACCTTACGACATTGTAAGGTTGACACCACAAGAAAACTTGCTAGAATACAAACACAAGAAAGAGAGAACCTAATGATTACGCCTATCGAATACGTTCAGCTGTTTGCCTTGATTGCTTTTGCCGGTTTCATCTCGTACACTGTTCACGAGGTAAGTAACGCTGTTCACTCCATTCTGCATGAGAACGACTGATGAAAAAGTGGATTTGCTATAATCTGTTGGGAGAGAATCCTGAGACTATCGATACTTTCGGAATAGTTTCTGGATTAGGTATCTTGGCTTTGCTGTTTGGTAGTTGGGCTTTCCTGTTTGTTTTTCTTCCTCTATACGTTTGGATAATGTAATATGACACACTCTGAAGCAGTGAAATTGGTTCGTGGTAAGACTAATAAGGATACTCGCAAGGTAGGCAACAATACCTATGCGGAAATTCTTCCTGATGGTAGCGTAGGGATTATGCTGCATAGTACCTATGTAGTAAAGATTCATCCTGACAATAGTGCTACGCTCAACACTGGTGGATGGTATAGTGCCACCACTAAGGATAGAATCAACCAGTATTCGCCCGTGCGTGTATATCAACGCAAGGGAGAGTGGTATCTGGAAAGTGGCCTAGAGTATGAAGATGGTATGGTTGTAGCCGATATGAATCTTATCTACTAAACAAAGGAAAACAAATGTTCACTGTAGAAAATACTCCTCGATATGGGCAAACCGTGATGCACGGCTCTAAGGTTGTTACTGTACGTTCGTTCATGGGCGTGCTTGCGGATGCTGTATATGGTACGGCAAATGCGTGGGCATCCGTACAGGATGAGGATGGTAACGTATACAACTGTTCACTATATGAGCTGAGTCCGACGTAAGCCCTTAGCTCGTAAAGACTTACGACGAGCGGGGCGGGACGGATTTGACGTAAGTGCTTACCATATAAGACTTTACGACAACTTAGCAAATGTTGTACCAAAACTCAACAAAATCGAGAAAAGTTTTGTCAAAATCTCTTGACACAAAAATTTCTGGATTTAGCTTGAAAGCTCAAGATGAGCATGGTATAATGTCGATATAAGAGATAGAGAAGAAAGAAAGAGAGAGTTGAAAATGGAAAAGGTTATGAGTGTGAATGGTTTCATTGGTTCGCTTCCCAAGATTCGGAAGCGTAGGATTTGGAGCGTTTCAATCGACGGTACGATTGTTCAGTGTTGCTCTGCTACAGACAATAGCAAGACTACTGCACAGAAGTATATCGATGCAAAGTATCCTGGAAAGGTGTGTGTTCTCAAGTTTGTGGAATGGAGAATGTGACCCCCGTTAGAGGGGATTGACAAGCACAAAAACTTTGATAGAATACCAGAAAGAGAAAGAGAGAAAAGAATGTACGAGATTGGCGACAGTGTGATGCTCAAGGGATTCGAGAAGCAGATTGTTGGAAAGATTGTTTCCTATCACTATGATGAGGGAAATGTGTGGGTAGTGCGTACCGAAGGTGGAAATCTTCATGACTGTGCAGACCATGAGCTTTCGCCCGCAGTCGATGCCTACGGACACCCTTGGACTCGTCGGCCCACCCACAATGGGGGTTGATAGAGAAAAGAATTGTTGATAGAATCCACGAACAAGAGAACGATAGACCTTAGAGAGAAAAAGAAAATGAAAACCAAGTTCCCCATCATCGAAAATGCCAAGCGTCAAGCCCGTATGATCTTCAAGGGTATCGCCGTGCCGATGCTCGTGGAAATCCCAGATGATCGAATCACAGAAGATACCGATTACGTCTACGGCGTGACTGACCAGAAGCGTTATGTCGTGAGTGAAAAGGTTATCAAGTTCAATCGTACTGCTTTGAAGAATCTGGGAAAGGTTCGCAAGGAAAAGGCTGACCCCCGCTATGTAGGGGGTGAGGATACCATGATCGTTCCGGTTGGCAAGCCGGGTTCGCGTGAACGTGTCGAAGAACTGACCAGACAGTATGCTGCCATTGCTGCTTGTGGTGAAGAAATCAGTCCGTTCAGCTTCAAAAGTGATGAATGAACGTACACTACTGCACAAAAATATAGCAGTTGACGTAAAGCGTTACCCTATAAGCACTTAGGGCAAACGCGGCCCGCCACGCGAAGCGTAAGTACTTGTCAGATAACGACTTACGTATCATGTAGCAAATGCTGTGCCAATCGTGATCATCAAACCTTACGGTATTGTAAGGAAACTTTTTCTGGTCTAGCCTATTGACTTTGGACGATAATAGTGGTATAATCATAGCACAAGAAAGAGAGAAAGAGATGCAGAAGATCATGGTTGGCGATGTGGTTCAAGTGGTTGACGGATATGGTATTGTTCAGCAAATCATCGGAAAGAATCTGAAGATTCGGCTTTCCGGCCGATACGGTGATGGTGAATGGTATACGCTTGATCAGATCGTATGCCATGCTGCTCTTAGCAGAAAAAAGGGGAATTGACAGTATCGGAAAAGTTTGGTAGAATAGCAGCACAAGAAAGAGAGAGAAAGATGAAAGACATGAACACCCGTACAATGCAAGACCTTCTGAGGAATACTCAGATCAAACTGGAAACTTGCAAAATTCCCGAAGTGAGGGATGGTTACAAGCTGCTGATCAGCTACCTTGCTACTGAACTGCTGTTTAGGTATCGCCTAGCCAAATAGCTCGACACAAACCCTTACCACATAAGGACTTAGGGTGAGAGGGGTGGGCCGGGCGTGTCGTAAGTGCTTATGTTGTATAGACTTACGTCCAATGATTAAAATGTTTGCATATGTTGACCAATATATAGGCATCCGAACCTTACGAGATTGTAAGGAAACTTTTTCTGTTCTACCCTATTGACAAATGACGATAATAGATGTATAATGGTAAGACAAGAAAGAGAGAAAGTGAAAATGAGAAAGCCTCCGAAAGTTTCGACCGTCAAGCGTAGCATCAATGGCTATGCCTACAAGTGTGGGTTCACGTTTCATCCGAAAGAGGATGGATCGTTTGCCCTGTTCGACATTCACATGGGATACTACGTTTGTCGCGGTACTCATGATCGTGTTGTCCAGTTTGTGATGGATGAGCTGTGGGCAAAATACTATCGGTCGAATCCAACCCCGGTTAGTCTCAGCTAACCCTATGGGGTCGAAACGTGGCCTAGTCAGGCTAGTCAGCGAACCCTGTGGGACTTGTAAGGTTGACAACTAAAGTTTTGCAGTGTAGAATGTCGATAATAGATGTAGAGAAGATGACCAGTAACCAAGAGGAATGTACGATGGACTATATTAAGCGGTATGATTGGGTCGAGTTTGATTATAAGGGTGAGAATTACCGTGGTGAAGTTCGTAGGGTTCTTGATAAGCCCAAGGGAAAGATGATGGTTGTGAAAATCGGTCTGACCGAATATCGTTCGTGCTATCTTGAACAGTGTGAGAATATGATCCATGTTGCTAACACTGTGGAGGCTTGACCCATGAGCGATTTTATTCTGGTGTGGGTTTGGATGGGTGTTACTCTTTTAGTTTTGGGGTTTGTCTACTTTCTCTCTATTGTGGGCGAAGTGTGGCAGAGGATAAATGAGTACGAGGCTATGAGGGCCAGGGGTTTTACTCTTATGAAGAATGATAAGGATGATGATTTCTGGGTAGGGTACGGGGATTGACCACTTAAACAAAATGGAGATACACGGATGTATCAGTTCGACTTTATTAGTGTTGCTTTCGGTTATATTTGTGGTATTGTATTGTATGCTAGTATGTCAAATATCATGTATATGGAGGAAAGTGATGAAAATCAGTGATTATGTTCTATTTGGGGTGTGTTTCATTCTAGGGTGTGGCTTGACGTATCTCCTTCACTACTAAGGACTTACGACCAGCCCGGCCCGCCCCGCGAAGCGTAAGTGCTTATGCTGCAACACTTTACGACAACCTTACGATATTGTAAGGAAACTTTCCTGTTCATGGGTGTTGACACTGGACGATAATAGGTATAGAATGGTAGGACAAGAAAGAGAGAACAGAATGATTCAAATTGGTGATAGAGTTCAGGTTGGTTCGAGGATTGGTGCTGATCCTGCGTGGGCTGTTGTTGTGGACGTTATTCCAGCCAATGACTATCGAGAGGCTTTGTATCGTGTCCGGTTCGATATTCCTGTGAACCGTGACGGACGCAGATCGGAAATCGTAACGATCACACCTAATCCTAATGAATGCTGGGTCGATGAGGGTATTGTGTTTGGTCCGTTTCTTGAGCAAAATTGAAAGGCTGAACTAATGTTTTCTCCCATGGAAAAGATTTGGATGAGTCTGGGTTTGCAAGGTGCTTTTGAAATGATGGATGCGTCATGCTCCCTGTGCGAAAGACTCACGGAAGAATGTGTAGAGAATCCGGCAGTGAAAGATGCTTTGATCCAAACCATTGCTTCCGAAATTATTGCTAGTCGTCAAGTAATTCCCTCTTGACAAAAATCGAATTAGACTGTATACTTAGCTCACTGTTTTATTTTTTCCCTTTTTAGAGAATCTACTATGCCGAATACTTTCTACTGTCTGGAATGCGATGCTAACTGTGGGTCTTTTAAGCATTGCTGTGCTTGCGAGGACAATCCAGAGATGGAGAATCGTGAGCATCCCGGCTTCATCTCAAGTGCAGAGATTGAGAGTGAAATTCAGACTGAAAATTTCTGGTATGAATACGATCAGCGTTGACAGAGTTGATTAGACTTGGTAGAATAAGCCCATAACCCTTACCCTTTGGAGAGTTTATCTATGAACGAAGATTCCTTTCTCGACTCCTACATGGAATCCTATATCGGCGGTTGGACGGGCGACGAGGATCGCTATTACGCCGAAGATGAGGCGGAAGATGGTTATAATGACCATGAAAACTACGATGATTGGGATGATGATACTCCCGGTGATGACGATAGTGATTACCCCGATGAGGTGGTTCAGCCCGATGATTGGATCATGGACGATGGGGACTTTTGACGTAAACCCCGACCCTATAAGCACTTAGGGCAAACCGGGGCGGCCCCGCGAAGCGTAAGTCTTTATATACCAACACCTTACGTCAACTGCAAAATTTTTCTTGTTTGGCATGGAATTATATTCTGGAATTTTCCAAGTTCTTGCTTGACACTGTCCGATAATAAGTGTAGAATCACAGCATCACGAACGGAAACCACAGGAACCAGAATCATGCTGAACTTCGACGAGATCAACGACATTCTGAACGACATGGCCGAAGCGGGGATTGTTGAGCCGATGGTCGAACCGATTGACGATCCTAGTGTGGAAGTCAATTTTTGGGATTGGGCTGACATTGTGGGTGCTGTTGACGATTTTGTTCCCGAGGAGTATGATCATGCTTAGTGCGATTGCGTTTGTTGTGGGCTATATCGGTTTGTTCTACGTTACTACCATTGTGAGGGATTGACCATGAGCTACGAGTATGACGATCTGGAAGATTTCTATAGTGTTGATTCTGACCCTAATGGAGACGGCGATTACGATCCGTCGTATGATGATGATTCGTTTGATGATAGTATGGATGGCGATATTGAATCTGCATTGGCTTCCGCAGGACACGGAATGGACGAATCCTACGGCTATTATGGGGACGATGGAATAGAGGATTTCCATGCCGACGAGGCTGTGGGATTCGTAGACTATAATGAGGACGGCCCATACGACGACTGAGCCGCTTGCCGTAAACCCTTTGTGCATAAGCACTTAGGGCAAACGGGGCGGACCGCTTTTGACATAAGTCCTTGAAGCTAATAGACTTAAGATAAAAAAGAATTTTTCAAGATCCCCTCTTGCATTGGTCGATAATGTATGGTAGACTAGTGTGTAATCACTAACCAAACCCTCAGTAGGAAACTGTAAGATGAATAACATCAATCTCTCGCTCACTCTCAAGTCTGCCCTGTCTCTGCTCACGAACAACAGTATCTCCGACACTATTCGTGATGAGATTCAGAAGTCTATCGAAGTGGCAATGTCTCAATGCGGCTGTGGCGTTAATTCTACACATAATATGAATCTGACTCTGAAAAGTGTTCCTGTTAAGGAAAAGGTTCGCTGCATTGCTGCCGTGAGAAATACCCTCCTGTGGGGTCTGAAAGATAGCAAAGATTTCGTTGACGTTGTGCTGGGTAAGCTCGACCTTGAAAGCACCGGCATCGAATCATACGACAGTGCTGGCTATTGGTCTCCCGTCTATAAGGGTGGAACTCCTAACACTCTGACCGAGACTACCGAACGGGTTAGAAAGCTGGCTGCACAGCTTACTGAGATGGGGTGCGAGGTTTACACGGACACTTACAACTGCACCTGACATAAACCCTTATGGCGTAAACACTTACGTCAAATGGGGCGGGCCCCGGTAAGCGTAAGTTCTTATGCTGTAATGCTTTACGAGAACCTTACGATATTGTAAGGAAACTACCTGCTTGACACCTAAAGTTTCTATGCTATACTTGTCGATATAAGAGATAGAGAAAGAGAGTGACATGATGAAAGTTTTGCAGTTGGTGTTGAATGGTGAGCCTCTGTCGTTTACGGTAGGAGCTACGGATTGGGCAGATGCTTGTGAAAAGTTTTCTGCTACCTACGATTGGTTTGACGATTTGATGAAGTGTAAGTATGTTAGGATTTCTTTTCAAGAGGTTGGAAAATGAGTAGGTATTACGAAGGTCGTTTCAACCCGTACAATCGTCATGATACGGGAATGTATGTGGTCTATCGCAAGAGTGACAACAAGCATCTTGGAACGGTTGTGGATTGTCGTAGTGAGAGCGAAGCCAAGCGTAAGGCTGGCTATGAGTTTGGTTGTGAGTGCTATGTGAGCGAAATCGAGGAATAAAATGAAAACGAAAAAGAAAGAGTTGACAGCACACCAAAAGGCTGTTATACTCATGAATCGTGAAGCTAGTCGTGCAGTAAGTCGTGTGAAGATGTTGGAACAGTTGTATCTTGAAACCATGAAAGCAAAGGAACTTGTTAAATGAAGTGCGTTGTTACCCATACTGATACTTATGGTGGTGAAGCTAACTATGGTTGGGTGAATCGTTATGAGTTCATCCCCAAGAAGAATGCTAGCCAGCGTAGCGTTGTTCGTAAGGCTAAGGCTCTGGCCGGTATGACTGCGGTCAAGGCCGATACACTTGACTATGGCGATGGCTATACCGTTAAGCCTCGCGGCTATGCTCAAATCATCTTTGTTGATTTTGAGTAAAAAATAATCTCTCGTCGTAAACCCTTTGTGTTCAAGCACTTAGGGCCGACGCGGGGAGCCGGATTTGACGTA